CCGTCCATTTTGGTAATTTTTGATTTGGGAATTATTTCGTTTTTATCATCTATAAAGGATTCTACACTAATAGATGGCTGTGTGTCAAGCACTTTCTTCTTCTTTGCCTTAGTCTTTAGTATAGTAATTTCTTTCACATCTACTTTGTTTCTTCGGTATGTTTGATTTGCAGCTATCAGTAATAAGACTGCCAATGGGTCAAAGACCACAATGATAATCATAATAACTACTCTTACTGCTTTATCTATAAAGTCGGGGTCATCTTTACTGTAAAGAGCCTCGGCAATATACTTGATTGGACCAATCTCTGCCGTCAGTTTATTTTCTTCGGTAAGTAATGGTAGTTTTTCGTTTGCAATTCGTTTTAACTCTGCTTGTGTTTCTTGGATTTGATTGTCTATTTTTCTACTAGCAGTTGCTGGGTCTCCTGCTCTTTGTAGAAGATAGGTTAACCTTTCTTTAGCAATCTTTTCTTGTTGCTCTAATGTTTTAATTTGAACTGTGTTTGCACCAATTATAATATTGGAATCAAGGTGTGCCTTTGAAAGGTAACCAAAAATACCCATCGATGTAATCACCATCAACAAGGCAATTGCTACTAAAAAATAGTAACGCATAATTCGCACAGTAACATTCCAATTGTTATACAACCAAGATACTGTTACCAACTTAGCAACCTCTAATACTGAACCCATTAAGATAATTGGCCAATAAGAACCAGGAAATATTTGTGCGAGACCAACTACTGAATAGAAAGCTGCAATTACAGATAGGCCTATTGCTGTTAAGAAAGGTAGTATGACTTGAATCATGGATTGTTTTTATGATGAGGAACATCAAACACAAATGTTATCCTCGTTTCATCTCCTACATTGACTGTGCCGTGTGGTTTTTTGTTATCAAACCATAACAATGTGCCAGGTTCAACAATAACTTCATCGTCACCACAATGATATTTGTAACGGCCTTGTATTGACAAATGGTATCTATCTTTGGTCAGATAGTAAGTTCCTTGGTCAATGTGAGTGCCAACAATATCACCAATAGGTAACGATAGAAAACCACACCGAGAGTGTGAATGAAAATGTCTTTTCATAAAATTAACAATCTCGGTGTGTCTATCATATGCAGGAGTTTTAACACAAATTTCAGTATTATATGCCATTTCTCCCGGCTTTGTAGTTGCACCCATTACTAACTGTAACACACCAGCTTTGATAGTGTAAACATCTTTATCTAACTGCTGTGTACCATCAAGTTGTTTTTGATTACCCCAATCATCTTTGTATTTTTCCAATTGAGATTTAATCTTTGAAACATTGATGCCTGTTTTAATAATGCGAATATTAGCCAAAGAAACTCTCCAAAGAATTCTTCTTTTCAGTTGACCATTCCATACAATCTAAAACAACTTTGATTGGTTCAAGGAATGCTTTGTCAAATTGTGTATCATAATCAATATAACTTTGAAGTTCAAACTCAGGTGGTAATCGGCCAGGATAACTAATGACCATATCTTTAAATGGGTTTGGTTGTTTCAAATAAGTAAACTTCAACTTCTCGCCATCTTGAATCTTAGGATATTTCTTTTCAAGTCCTAGATGTTTCAAGTGATGATTATAGAGAATGGCACCTTTGACATGAATTGGTGTGCCTTTCTTATACATTGTAACCGAATCAGAATACTCTTTGAGACCATTCAAACCTCGTGGGAAAGAAATGTCTTCAACAGGTAAGTTTTTAAATTCAGTTTTAAAGTCATCGATAAAGGTGTGAATGTCATCTTCGGTACCTTGCAACATAATTCGGATAGATTGTCTCATCTTTTCACGAATAGCACTTGGTGTTGATGACTTAACCATTTCAAGACCCATCACTTTCATTTGAGGTTCATTGTATTGAACGCCTTCGTTGTTATACACATTAAGAATATAACGCTTCTTGGCAGTCCAAATGCCTTTATCTGAAAGTGCTTCTCGTTTCATTTGCATCTTTTGTTCATATGCATGGACATACGAAGCAAGTGCCTGATAACTCTCGTCAATGTAAGGTTGTATTTTATCTTCGCAGACCTTGTCCATGAATCCGATGATTTCAGCAGTGTTGTTCTTTTTTGAATACACCTTATCAACAAGTGGGCCAAGGCGGAGATAAATCGAATCTGTATCTGAGGCGATAACATAATCTTCTTCCGTTTTCAATAATTTGTTCATATATTGGTTGAGTTTCTTTTCAATCCAACGGATAGACAATTGACCTGCAAGTGTAACTGCCAATGCCATTCTCAAATCATAGAATCGGAAGTATTGCGAACCTAATGCACCGTAAGCGGAGTTTAGAGAAACTTTCTTTGCGAGTTGAAGATTATCATATCTAGCAATACGGTTTTTAATTTCATATTTCTTAGATTGGTCTTTTTCATCCTCATACTCTTGTTTCGCCTTCAACATTAATTTTTTAAACTTTTTGCGGTCTTCATACATTTCTTCCATCATCTGTGGTAAGAAACCACGCTTATCTGTTCTAAAGAATTGAGCGTTTGGTGTAATCGTTACACCTTTAAGGTCGCTTAAATCAAGTTCTTGTTTCAACATCTTATCAACAGAAACATTCTTCATAATGATGTTTCGCATTTCTGGTGTATAATCTTGTGGTTCAATTAATGTTTCTGGTGAAATATTATATTGCATCATTAAGTGTGGGTATAGACTGTTAAGGTCAAATGATGCTACCCAATCATGCTTACCAACTTGTGGGTCTTTAACATAAGCACCTTCAAATGCCGATGTTTTATCTTTCACAACTTTTGGTGGCACAACAATCTTTTTCTCAAGCAAGTAATTGTAGATGATTGAATCCCACATTCTTGTTTGAGCAAAGATATCTTCATAGTTTGTTTTGGTGTCATAAGCCAAAGTCAAACCAAGTTCAATAAGTTTAAGTTTATTTTCGAGTTTGAATACCAACTCCACATCTTTGATGTTATATTCAATAAACTTTTGAAAGTTCAATCGATATAATTGGTGTAGGTTATCATACTCATCATATGACAGTTTATTTTCGCCAAGTTCTACATTGGCGATGTTATCAAGTTTATATGATTCTTGTGACTTACCGCCTGGCGCATACCATCTGTATAACTCAATGTAATCTAAGAATGATACACCGACAAAATCATAAGCAACCAACTCACGGTTATTCACAACAGCTTTACGACTGTTAATGAAACCCCAAGGAGATAGTTTCTTAGTTTCGTCTTCACCTAGAATCTTATTGAATCGATTGAAAAGATATGGCACATCAAAGAACTTGATATTCCAACCAGACAATACATCTGGTGTGTTATCTTGCCAAAACTGCAAGAATTTTTTACAGAGTTGAGTTTCATCATTACACTTAATATACTTCTCATCACCTTGAACAACATAATCACCACAACCAAATACGACCATTGGGCCTTTTAGATACTTGATAGCAATAGCGGTGATTGGTTCATTTGCAAGGTATGGGTCTGGGAATCCATTTTCTGAACCAACTTCGATATCGATTACAGCAATCGAAATGTCATCAATGTTCCAATCGACCATGCCTTTTTGCTCATCAGCAATAAAAGCATATTGATAGTTTGTATTTCCATAGATTTTAAAGTTTGAAACCTCATCATATCGCTTAACGAAATCTCTTGTTTCACGGATAGATTCAAACCTCATAGGCTCAAGAAAATCACCATCAAGTGTTTTAAACTCTGTTGGTTTCTTAGAAGGTAAAAATAAAGTAGGCGTGTAAGCTATTTTTAACTTAACACGCCTGCCATCTTTAATACCACGATAAAGGATGTTGTTGCCAATACTAGCAACATTGGTATAATATTTACTCATTCATGGATTATATCAGGCTTTTGGAACAACAGAGGCAATTTGAATACCACTACCGAACATTTCATTGTATTTGTTTTCCAATTCTCTCTGTGGTGATGTAATACAAAGAACATCATTCATAGATACTTTAATGCCTGGTGTTTTAAATTCTTCCGAAAATTCTAAGAATGGTGCAAAACCCATCATTGGGCCGTCTTTTGTTGGTTGAACAATAACTTGAATTGGTTGTTTCATAACCACTTCATTATCTTTGGTGCAATCAACCTCTGCTAGAATCGTATGATTCGTTTTGAAGGTCACGAGCTTTATAGTCATAGTGTTTAATCTCTAAAATTGAATTGATTGGTTGAGCATTAGAAAACTCAACCGCCTCTTTGAAGGTTTCAAACTCTCTAAATGATACAAAAGTTGAACCTGTCATGTAATATGATACTTTATACATTTACCTCTGTTCCTGCCGGCAATACGCCGATTGTGAGCCAACGCTTTGGGAAAAGCATTTCTCTGCCACGAAACTCATTCATATCTCTCGTTGGGTCAGGAACCCAACCAATAACTTCTACTTGGTTGTCATACTCACGGAGATACAAATCATACCTATCAGCCTTTGGCATTTTATATTCGATGGCAAGTTTTTTGGCTAATTCACGGATGTTCATTCTTTTCTTTCCTTAAAGTCATAGAAAAAATCATTGTTGTTTCTTGCAGAATGTTTATTAAATTTTTCTACTGAATACAACTTTGTTGCAATTTTAAAATCTGGCATTTTAAATTCAGGTACTGTTAGAGAAGCATCATAGAATAATGTTTTATTATTTGGTTGGGTAGCAAACTGTCCGTTATCCAACTTAATAAAATTATAACTCTTATGTTCCTCTACTGTTTCAGAAAATCCTGTATTCAAATAACCAGGGTCGTTTTGGCAAAAATCTACGGTGAACATATACTCACCAAAATGCCAGTTTCTATCCTTG